AAATCGTATAAGTCATTTAGTCTTAGTTGATATCTAACATCAAAAAGATTTAGTGACGCTTTGTCTGTGAATGGAAATATACGGACAACTGACATAACGTTAGAAGGCATTGGTATATAATTTTTACCCTCTTTGAAAGCAGCCGTAACTGTGCTATCTGCTGTATCCGTTACCGTAGATAATGTTTCGTCTGACCTCGCTCTTGTCTTATCGTCTGCTGTGACTTGATACTTGAGGTACATTCTCTCAGTACCGTCATAGTGATACTGTGCGAAGTATTGTAACGCCTCATCAATACGGTCCTCTACCTGGTCATCTTCAACGTTAATCTCAATGACTGGTTTGCCTAATGCTCTAAGACAATATTGTTTAAGGGTTTCTCTTGTTGTAATCGGGTTATTTTGTGCCATATTATAGTCCTTATGAGACTATTTATAAGGAAAATAACTTAATATCTAACAACTACTCTATCACCAGAAGCGGGAGCCGCGTCCAATGTGAGTGTTGTACCAGAAACCGTGAAATCTTCCGTAGGTTCCTGAACGATACCGTTGATAGTTACTAAGAACTGGTCAACATCATACCCTGCCCCAACTGTTACAGTTGTTGCACTTCCGTTACCATCTAGTGTTGCTTTATTTGCACCCGATGAAATCTTAAATGTCTCGTCTGGGAATGTTACTGTTCTATCCGCAGTTGGATCAGTTACGGTTATAGTTGTCTCAAATGAGTTATTTGAAGCACCCTCGAATATGATCGTACCATCTTCCGTGATATTGACACCGTCAAATGTCGAAGCACCCGTAGATGTGAATGAAGTTGCCGTTACAGCGTCATTGAATGCCGCAGCCCCAGCCGCACTACCATCTATCGTTAAGAAGGTCGTATCTGAGGAACCATCTGTCCCTTTGAATATGATATCACTATCGTTTGCCTGTGCGTCAATTGTGATATTACCAGAAGTAGTTGTTAATGTTACTGCCGCGTCACCTGCTGTTAGGTCATCTGCCGCACTTGATACAGTATCAAAAGATAATGCACCACTACCGTCTGTTTTTAAGAACTGTCCAGAAGAACCATCTGCCGCAGGTAGTGTCATTACGAAACTACTTGAAACTGTCGCTGGTGCCTCTAGGGCAACAAACTGTCCACCAGAAGCGTCTTGGAATCTTGCCTCAGCACGTGCCAATAATTCTATTGATGTGCCAATGTTAGGACTCGTTAGTGTTTTGTTTGTTAGTGTATCTGTTGTTGCTTTACCTACAAGTGTGTCTGTCGCCGCAGGTAGAGTTACAGTAACGTTACCTGAGTAGGCACTATGTGCCGCACTTTGTAATGCTGTGTAGTGTGCGTTTGAACTTTCACAATATAATCTGATCGCTGATTGAGCACCAGAGTTTTTCAACTCTATGAGACCAGTTGTAAATGTGATATCATCATCACCTGCAATCTTAAAGTGAATTGTATCGTCAGTATCTGCCGTGATTGATGTATCAGCGTCAGCGTCTAATACTAACTCACTGCCGTTCATGTCTAAAGTTCCGTTTACTTCTAAAGTAGAACCTGATAGAACGTCAAATTTATTAGCAGTAAATCTGAAATCGTCAGCGTTTGAAATCTTAATGTCTATTTGGTCATCTGTATCTGCCGTGATTGAAGTATCAGCGTCAGCGTCTAAAATCAATTCAGTACCATTCATGTCGATAGACTTGTTATTTAAGGCAAGTGTACCACTATCATCTGGTAAGTTGATTGTTCTATCCGCAGTTGGATCAACAACGTTTAATGTTGATTCAAAAGAGTTAGCAGTTGAACCTTCGAATATAACACCACCAGATAATTCTACGTTTGAGAATGCCGCACTACCACCGCCGGTTACGTCTGTTAGGAACGCAACTGTACCAGATCCATTCTGGAACGTGATAGTTCTATCTGCTGTAGGGTCTGTTACCGCAAGAGTTGTTTCGAAACTGTCTGCCGTACTACCCTCAAAAGTGATATTACCAGTTGTTGTAATTGCACCTGAAGTTATTGTACCTGCCGCGGTTACGTTTGCACCACTAAATGTTAAAGCAGTTGTTGTGCCTGATTTGATGATTAAGTTACCACCTGTATTCGTTGCACTACCAAAAGTAACACCTCCATCTAGGAATAAAATATCTCCGCCATCAGCGTCTATCTTAATATCGCCAGGTGCGTCAAGTGTAACGTCTGTAGCACCGTTCATAACGAAGTCAAGGGCAGTAGTGCCACCCGCCTTCATTGTGATATTGTCGCCGTCAGCGTCTAATACGATATCAGTAGTTGCGTCAAGTGTGATTGTTGAACCTGAATCAATTTCTGTAATTACAGGTGTTGTTAAAGTTTTATTTGTTAGAGTATCAGTTGTATCTCTACCAACTAACTGTGTAGTTGCGTTTGGTATTGTAACTGTTCTATCTGCTGTTGGATCTTCTACTTGTAAAGTTGTCTCAAAACTATCTGCTGTAGAACCCTCAAATGTAAATGAGTTTGTTACTGAGATTGTTGAGGAATCAACCGTAGTTTGTGTACCAGAAACTGTTAAGTTACCTGCGATGGTAACGTTTGCACCAGACATTGTGATTGCAGTAGTAGGTGTAGAACCTGATTGGATTCTTAAATTACCACCGTTGTTATTCAACGCACCAAATGTAGTGCCGCCATCTTTTAATGTAATGTCTGCTCCATCAGCGTCTAAGATAATGTCAGTAGTTGCGTCTAAAGTTATAGAACCACTACTATCTATTTCAGCGATAACTGGAGTTGTAAGTGTTTTGTTTGTTAATGTGTCTGTAGTATCTCTACCAACTAAAGTTGTTGTTGCGTCTTGTATTGTAACTGTTCTATCTGCCGTTGGATCAGCAACCGCGATAGTTGTTTCAAAACTGTCTGCTGTAGAACCTTCAAATATTAACGGAGAAGCGTTAGAGAATATACCTTGCGTAGCAGTAACAGTAGAGGTAGACGTAATCGCACCAGAGCCAACAGTACCAGCAAGAGTTACGTTTGCACCACTAAAGGTTGCCGCAGTAGTGGTACCAGATTTTATGATTAAGTTACCACCTGTATTCGTTGCACTACCAAAAGTAGTACCTGCGTCTTTGAAAAATATATCACCACCGTCCGCGTCTAATACGATATCCGTAGTTGCGTCTAATGTGATTGTCGATCCACTATCAATCTCCGCGATAGTTGGAGTAGTTAGGGTCTTGTTTGTGAGAGTTTGTGCCGCCGCGTTTTGCGTGATTTCAAAACCACCTGCAGTTGAACCATCATGTAACCTAAGCGTATCTAAAGTGGTATCAACACTAATCTCACCTACAGCACCCGTGAAACTGTTATTTTGAGAGGTAGTACCCCTTCTAAATTGTAACGCTGTTGGCATTTGTTTGTTCTCCTAATTAATATTAATTCTATTTCTATTTATAACCTTTTACTATGCAACACTACCTAAATCTACGGTAGAAACACTACCTGCTGGATCTTGGTGATCGAAGATACTACCTAATGCGATACCAAAGGCATCCGTAACAGTAACAAAAGGGGTCTCACTATCTGCCAAGTCAACATCTCCTGACGCCGCAGGGTGAGTAACTATGGTAGATGTTCTTTGGAATACCTGTGTTGTTGTTGCTAGACTACCTGTTGATGTAGGTAAGGTTAAAGTTATGTCCGCAGTTGGATTACCTGGTGCAAGTGTCGTCTCAAAACTGTCTGCCGTACTACCTTCAAATACTAGATTTGTTGAAATAGTACCACCAAAAGCGATTGTGTCTGAACTTGCGTCACCTAAAGTAATTGTGGAGCCATTTGAAGTTGTCGTTCCAGTTACTGTTAAGTTACCTGCGATTGTGGTATTCGCACCACTCATTGTTAAGTTTGTGGTAGATGATGCTCCTGAAGCAATTCTTAACTCACCACCATTATTCGTAAATCTACCAAACTCTGTACCACCGTCTTTTAATATGACGTCCGCACCATCAGCGTCAAATGTTATGTCGCCCGCGGAATCTAAAGTGATGGTTGAACCAGTAATCGTAGAAATGACTGGACTTGTTAGTGTCTTGTTTGTAAGAGTTTCAGTTGCGTCTAACAATGAAACTGTACCTGTTAGGTTTGGTAAAGTGATTGTTCTATCTGCCGTAGGGTCTGTTACAGTTAAAGTTGTCTCAAAACTATCTGCGGTAGATCCTTCGAATACTACTGAACCAGATGAAGCAATAAATCCTGTTCCTGTTACTGTGCCTGTTGATGTGATTGCACCACTGCCTACCGTGCCCGCTAAAGTTACGTTTGCACCTGAAAAAGTTGCCGCGGTAGTTGTACCAGATTTAATTATTAAGTTACTACCAGTAGCAGTTAAACTACCGTAAGTAGTACCGCCATCAACTAAGAATACATCACCACCATCAGCGTCTAACTTAATATCCCCTGGTGCGTCTAACGTTACGTCTGTCGTGCCATTTAATACGAAATCTAAAACGGTAGTACCACCATCTTTCATTGTGATATTGGCACCATCAGCGTCTAGTATAATGTCCGTAGTTGCGTCTAATGTAATAGTAGAACCTGAATCAATCTCGGCGATAGTAGGTGTTGTTAAAGTTTTGTTTGTAAGTGTTTGTGTACTTGCAAGACCCACCAAAGTGTCTGAAGCACTTGCGGGTAATGTTAATGTGATATCAGCAGATGGGTTACCCGGTGTTAAAGTTGTTTCAAAACTATCAGCACTTGAACCTTCAAATACTAAACTACCTTGAATTGTACCACCAAATGTAACTGTATCAGTTGCCGCGTCACCAATTGTAATATTTCCATCACCCTCAGTATTACCAGTTACCGTTAAGTTACCTGCAATAGTAACATTGGCACCTGACATTGAGATTGCCGTAGTCGTACTTGATGATGATTTGATGACTAACTGTCCAGATGAATTTGTAAAACGTCCAAACTCTGTACCGCCATCTTTTAAAACTACATCAGCACCGTCAGCGTCTAGTATAATGTCTGCCGCGGAATCTAAAGTAATGTCACCACTTGATGTGGAGAAACCACTACCAAACTCTATGGCATTACCTGCCGCATTTACCTTTAATACTTGACCCGCACTACCTAATGATGATAACCCAGTACCACCATGTATGTGTCCTACCGTCTCACCTGATTGAAATTCTGCAAGTCCAGTAGCGTTTCCACTACTGTCGAAGACCGTACGAATTGGAACTTTATCTGTCATGTTACTATTTATATCCTTTCACTATTAAAATAGGAATATTACTTCCTCCTGTGCTGTTAAGGCACTACCATCGTTCTTTGTAAAATTTCTAAACACATAGTTGAGGTTTCCTGATGCCGCAAAAGTAAAGTCAACGTTTTTAGTAGAGAGGTTACCCTTCTTAAAGAATGGTACCACACGTATTGCTTTACCTGTTGCAACTTCCGCAGAGGCAATCGCACTCGCACCAACTTTTGAACCAGCAGGTAATGTTGCACCAGTTGCCGCAATCGCAATCGTTCCTGTTCCGTCTGAACTAATTGTTGCACCACCTAGATTGATTGTCTCACCTGCTAAGAATAATGTCCTCCATCTTTTCGTAGCAGAACCAAGGTCGTATGTATCGTTTGCCGCAGGTATGATATGACTATTGACCTGAGCATTGAATACAACTTGGTCAGAATTTGCGTCACCTAAAGTAACGTTGCCAGTAGTCGCAAGTGTTGTAAATGAACCTGCTGCCCCACCACCCGTTACGTCTGTTAAAAACGCCAGGGTACCACTACCATCTTGTATTGTGATTGTCCTATCTGCTGTTGGATTTGTAACTGTTAATGTTGTCTCAAAACTGTTTGAACTTGATCCCTCGAAGATAATCGAACTATCAGATAAGTTTAAACCAGATACTACAGGACTTGTTAATGTTTTATTTGTAAGTGTATCAGTTGTTGCTTTACCTACTAATGTATCAGTAGCGTTTGGTAATGTAACTGTTCTATCTGCTGTAGGATCTGTTACAGTTAAAGTTGTTTCGAAACTGTCTGCTGTGCTACCCTCAAAGATAATGTTACCAGTTGTAGTAGTATTACCTGTAATCGCAGGTGTTGTCAATGCAGGACTTGTTAATGTTTTGTTTGTTAAAGTTTCACTACCTGTCAATGAGACAAAACTATCACCTTGTAAGGCAGTATTAAATTCTGTTAAAGAACCAGAAACAGTATTACTATCTAAATCAATTGACTTGTTAGTTAATGTGTCTGTAGTTGCTTTACCAACAAGAGTATCACTAGCACTTGACGGCAGAGTTAGTGTAATATCACTTGATGGATTACCTGGTGTTAAGGTTGTTTCAAAACTATCGTCAGTAGAACCTTCGAAGACTAGAGAGCCCGTAATGGTACCAGTTAATGCGATTGTGTCAGTTGCCGAGTTACCAAGTGTGATCGTACTACCTTGTGTTGATGACGTACCAACAACTGTTAAGTTACCTTCAACTTGTACGTTTGCTCCTGACATTGTAAGAGCAGCGGTAGAACTTGAACTTGATTTGATTACAAGTTGTCCACTTGAATTACTAAATCGTCCAAACTCCGTGCCATCATCTTTTAAAATAATGTCTTGTTCACCTGCGTCTAAGATAATATCTGTTGCCGCGTCTAATGTGATAGAACTGTTACTATCAATTTCAGCGATTACAGGTGTCGTTAAAGTCTTGTTCGTTAATGTGTCTGTAGTATCTTTACCAACTAACGTGGTTGTCGCATTTGGTAATGATATTGTTCTATCTGCTGTTGGGTCTACTGTGGTTAGAGTTGTCTCAAAACTATCTGCTGTTGCCCCTTCGAATACAAAAGCATTCTGAATATTGATTGTAGAACTATCTACGGTCGTTGTCGTACCAGAAACTGTTAGGTTACCCGATACAGTTACGTTACCCGCAGCAGTTAAATTCGCACCACTAAATGTTAATGCGGTTGTTGTACCTGACTTAACAATTAACTCACCAGATGAATTTGTTAAACTACCAAAAGTAGTGCCGTCATCTTTTAAGAATACATCTCCGCCACCTGCGTCTAAAGTTATGTCTTGTACAGCGTCTAACTCAATACCACCAGTACCAACTATCTCAGCAATTGTTGGACTCGTAAGTTGTTTGTTAGTTAAAGTTTCACTACCTGTTAGTGATACAAAACTGTCACCCTGTAACGCTGTGTTAAACTCACCGAGTGTACCTGATAAAGTATTACTATCTAAATCTATTGATTTGTTTGTTAAGGTATCAGTTGTTGCTTTACCAACTAAAGTATCTGAAGCACTTGACGGTAAAGTTAAAGTTATATCTGAACTAGGGTTACCTGGTGTTAACGTTGTTTCAAAACTATCATCAGTAGAACCTTCGAAAGTCAAACTACCAGTAATCGTACCACCAAAAGCGATAGTATCAGTTGCGGCGTCACCTAATGTTAATGTGCCACCGTTGAATGTTGTCGTCCCGGTTACTGTAAGGTTGCCATCTACCTGAGCATTACCCTCCATGGTGATGTTCGCACCAGACATTGTTAGAGCGGCAGTAGATGAACTACCAGACTTGATGACTAACTCACCAGATGAGTTTGTAAATCTACCAAATTCTGTGCCACCATCTTTGAGTATGATGTCCGCACCGTCAGCGTCAAAGTTAATATCCGCTGAACTATCTAATGTAATACCTGCACCAGTAATATTTGTAATGACTGGACTTGTTAGTGTTTTATTTGTAAGTGTCTCTGATCCTGTTAGTGAGACAAAACTATCACCTTGTAACGCGGTGTTAAATTCTGTTAATGTACCAGTAAGTGTGTTGGCGTCTAAATCAAAAGTCTTGTTTGAAAGTGTAATTGTGCCAGAAGTATCTTGGGTATCAATATACGCCTTGAGACTTTCGCCAGAGTGGATTGATGTTGAACTATTACCTGCAAGTGTATCACTATCAATAGGTAGTGACGTTAAGAAAGGACCACCATCTGTTCCAATTTGTAGAATTGTGCCTGAGGCTGTTATAGTGGCGGTAACGTCTGTAAGGTTGTTTAAAGAAGTTACGTTGGTAACTGAACCACTTGCGGCAGGTACTTCTACGGATACTTGTTGAGGACCAGCAGAATTAGTCGAAGTAATCTTCGCCTTTTTCTTCGTTGAATTAGAAACTCGTCCCTTTAATGCCATGCTACCCCTAGTATAACACTATTTATAAGGATTATCTAGTGGCGTTTGGACTAACTGTTACTATGCCTTGAATTACACGGGTGATTGAACTATCTGCGGTCTTCGTCAATTCAACATCATACACATATCTACCTTCTTCTAATAAGGCAGTTTGTGTGGGTGTTAAAGAAATAGTTATCTCACCAGTCGCTCTATCTTCGTTGAATGATAAAGTGAATGTCGCACTTGCACTTGATGAACTGTAAGATTTTCTAATCTGAGACGCACCAGTGTGACCAGTTGTATCAAATAAGGAATCATCATCATTGAATACCGTGATGGTACTCGAAAATGTTGCGCCTTGATCTATGAGTAAGTTTGCAATTGCAGCCATAAAGACTATTTATCGTCTTTTGGTTCTTCTTCTGGTTTCTTATCTGTAATTTCTTTTGGTATTGTCTGTTCGTAGTATTTCAATAATACGTCTATTTTTTCAATCTCCAATTGATGTTTGATTTTTTGCATTTGCATTTGTTGGTATTGCTCTGCATGTAACTTACCTTTAGGTGTCAATGCGTCCATATCAATCGTTGAACTCATTTCATTTGTTTGCTGTTCTTCAGCCATAATATTCTCCTATTAAAATGTTGTTGAAATATATATACGGTAAAAAAAATCTATTATGCGTTAGGATTCCAACCCAATGTTTTCCAACCTGAGAAGTCGACATTGTTGAGTTGTGCCCATTCACCAACCATAACTGCTACCATATTTTTTGAAGCGTCAGTTGGCACACTTGCTGCCCCTGCGGAGCGTGAAGCAAATGTAGCGTCCATATCATCAGTTGAGTAAACTGAACTATCTGCTCTCTTATAACACTTGTTACTATCATAACCATTTTTCTGCATTTTCATTTCAACCCAGTTTCCTGCGTCCTCAGTTAATTCTGCTTCAAAATAAAAGTATCTTACATTGGATTCTAACGCTAATGTAACGTTTCGTACTGCTTTGACCGCCATGTTTTAATCTCCTATGTTGATGATACGATTTCTTCTACTAACGCAAGACCACTTGCATTACCAGAAACGTGGTTATAGTTTGATGGGTAGTTAGCACCTACTGTGAATGTGATACCAGCAGTTGACCCTGTTAAGTTAGTTACTCTTGTAAATCCACCATCCCAGTTTCTACTGTCTGCTCTAGCAACACTACCTGTAATGTTACCCGCACCAGTTACACCGTTGATGAAAAATACTGGATCGTCCCATGTTGGAGAATCCGGGTTACCAAGTGTTCCGCTACCATTACCAAATATTCTTAAAAAGTTATTCGTAGAACAACCTGTTAGTGTAACCGTTAGTGTCTTGTCTACTGGGTTACCCCCATAGTTAAAGTTAAATGAACTATGTTTCATTTGAATACTTGCACCTGCAGATATACCTGTTAGGTTTTCACCTGATATTGCTGGTAAAGTTGCAGGTAATCTAGCGTCAGGTAGAATACCAGAACCAATGTTTGCCGCGTTAGTCGTGTCAGTGGTTGCACTTGTAGCAAGACCGTTGATCTTTGAAGCAGCGACTGCCGCAGAAGCGTTAACATCAGCGTTCAGTATTGTACCGTCAGTAATTTGACTGGATTTAATTCTAGTAACCATTTTAATAATCTCCTATAATATTATTTATACGTTATTTTCTTTCCATCATAAAAAAATTAGTATATTGCAACAACCCTATCACCTGAAGCAGGTGCCGCGTCAAGGGTTATTGTAGTACCTGAATATGTAAAGTCTTCCGTAGGTTCCTGTCTTACACCATTTATAGTGACTTGGAACTGATTAACACTATAACCTGATCCTACTGTTAGGGTAGTTGCACTACCATTTCCGTCTAGTGTTGCCTTATTGGCATATGACGCTACCTTAAATGTTTCGTTTGGTAAAGTAACTGTTCTATCAGCGGTTGGATCTGTTACCGTTAGAGTAGTTTCAAAAGAGTTGTTTGAAGCACCTTCGAATGTGATCACGGCGTCTTCTATTAATACTAATGCCGTACCAACATTTGGACTCGTTAGAGTTTTGTTTGTCAATGTGTCTGTAGTTGTACGACCAACTAAGGTATCAGTTGTCGCAGGTAGTGTTACTGTTACGTTACCAGAGTATGCGGAGTGTGCCGCAGATTGTAATGCCGTGTAATGGGCATTAGAACTCTCACAATATAATCTAATAGCAGATTGTGCACCACTATTTTTAATTTCAATTAATCCAGTTGTAATCGTAATATCATCATCACCCGCAATTTTGATATGTATAGTATCGTCTGTGTCTGCTGTGATAGAAGTATCAGCGTCAGCGTCTAAGATTAATTCTGTTCCGTTCATATCAATCGAAGCATTTTGTAATGCTACAGTACCACTATTATTAGGTAACGTGATTGTTCTATCTGCTGTTGGATCTGTAACAGCGATTGTTGTTTCAAAACTGTCTGCCGTAGAACCTTCAAAGATAATTGTTGGACTATTAATAGCAGGACTTGTAAGTGTTTTGTTCGTTAGTGTTTCTGTCGCTGTGATTAAAGATACAGTACCAGTTAAGTTTGGAAAAGTAATTGTTCTATCTGCTGTTGGGTCTGTGATAGCAAGTGTAGTTTCAAATGAGTTAGCAGTCGCACCTTCAAAGATAATATTACCAGTCATGGTAGTATTACCAGTAAGTGTTGGTGTTGCAATTGATGGACTTGTAAATAAGTTACCAACTGTCATTTCTTTTAATGCACCACCATCATTGATGACAAAAGTATCTGTTGATTCAGGTGCTCCACCTAAATCAGTTTGTGCTGTAATTGTTGTAACAGAAAATCCTGCAACCTCTGCTTCTAACTCGTTCATCGCCGCAACAAGGTTACTTGCACTTATAGATGAACTCAATTGTGAGATATCACCAAAGTCAGTTGCCGACAAAGTATTAAAAGTTGTTCGTAACTGTTCTAGTGTTGCCGTTGTTGCTACTTGTCTTGCTGCCATTTTATTTCTCTATTATCTCTCTCAATAATGATTTTATTTCCATCATTTCTTGTTTCAAATTATTTATGTCTCTTACCGCATTTCTTAAATCGTTACTTGATTGTCTTGCCTCTCTAATACGTTGTATGTGTATTTGATAAGCAGATTTATCTGTATTGATGATTGCTTGAGATTTCATATCTCTAACAATCGTCCCATGTCCCTCTACTTTTCTAAATTCTCTATACATCATATTATACTGCTAATGCAATACCTCTCAGGTCTGTTATACGTGGTGGGTATGCAGGGTTTGTACCTTTCATAACAATCTTAATTTTGAAAGATGTAAACTCGTTGATATCACTTTCAGAAAATTCATAATCAAAGAAATCTGTTTTGAATGTATCACTATAAGGTGATTGACTTCTACCCTCAGCACTCACTGCCGCATTTTGTTGTGACAGTTGAACATAAGGTATATCTTTCATTTCTCTATCATCATCAATACCTTTTACTTTTCTAAAGACTTCGATTGAAGATGTTGGGAATATACTTGCCGCAATTCTTAAATCTAATGCTGTAGATGGGTTCTCTAAACTAATCTCTCTAGTCACATATTTTGCACCCGCACTACCTCCACTTGGATCTGTTTCTGCCACGAATCCAGTTGTGTTGCCAGAAGTTGGACTATCTAATCTATTGTGTATCGCATATAAACTTGTTCTACTTAAATCTATAACAGGACTTACATTTGCATTTGTTGATGATAATGTAATATTATAGAATAATGATTTAGCACTTGACAAGTGGGTTGTCTCATTTATAGATGACAATACTGCCTTCGCACTCGTAAAGTAGAAGTTATCATTTGGTACAATACTTGTAAATGAACTGTCCGTAGAATATGCTGTTTCACTACCGTGTATGGATTGAGTTGATGTTGTTTTGATACTGTGTGTTGACGTAGTGTCTGGGAAGTTTAACATACCAATCTTAGGCATTACACTTTCGAAGGCACGGTCTTGCGTTGCTACCAATGTGGTACCACCTACACTACCAGTTGATGTTGCAGGATCGCCACTCAATGTAACTGTGTATGAATCCTCTGTAACATTACCAATATCGTGTGTGCCATTTATAACACTACCTTGTATACCATTAAAGTCTGTAGTTGCACCAAGACCTGAAAGTGTAACCTTACTAGGTTTACTATCTGTCATGCCATGATGTTTATGATTAATCTTAATTATGTTAGGGTTACCACCAAATGCCGTACCACTACCTGCGGTAGCATTTGTTTCGATTGAATTATTATCTAGTGTCTTAGTTGCCAAAGTGTCATTTGTCATTTCGAAAGTACCAGAAGATCCAGTCGTAAATGCAGCCTTGTATAAAGTTATCTTTAAATCTTCCATCTGGTCATCTGTCCATAAAGTTGCATTTTGTGAACGGAATAGTGAACCAAATAAAGGTTGTGTTGTAACTCGTCTAGTGCCACCAACATCAGTATCACCTAATCTACTTACCCATGCTTTATATTTTTGACTATCTGGTTTTAAGATAATCGCATATTCTTTACCACCTTGTAGAAATACAGGTGATGGGAATGTGACAGTAGTTGCCGTTGCAGCCGTTGAACTTGTATTTACATCAGCAGCAGCGACCGTTACTTCACTAAATGGAAGTATTCTTCTACCAGGTCTACTCTCAATTGTTTCAACTAGGTAAACTTTGATTGGTATTGTACTATCTTTTTCTTCAAAGAATAAATCAACTTTAGTTAAGAATACACCTTCTAAATTTTCTATCGTAAATGTTTGCGCTAGTGGATCTGGATTGTTTTGTTGAATACTTATACCAGCACTAATATTATCTACCGTTCTTCGCTCTTCATTTTCAGTAACAGTGGTAGATTGAATGATTGGTACTCTAGTGGATTCAATTGTTTCTTGTTTAGTTAATTGTAATCCTCTTGCCGTGAATGTTGAGTCCGCGAAAGTATCAACATCATCATCAATCTTACTGTTTGTTGATGAACTTGTTAATCTGAATACTCTGTTACCTGTTCTAAATCTGTTAGCGTCTGTGTTAGGTAAATCAAAAGTACCTGTTATACTACCAATACTACTTGTTACTAAGTTACCACCTGCAACCCCACCATCTGGTGTTACAAAAGAAGTTATGTTTACATTGTCGAAGAATGGGAATACCTTAGTGTTAGGTTTCATTCTTGTTGCCGTAAACGAAATAGTTTGTGATCTAATAAAAGGTATGAAAGATATATCAACTATCTTGTCACCGAATGATTGTCTTTGTATATTTGAACCTGCAATCTCTCTACTAATACCCGTTCTTGTTCTACTTGTTACAGTACCAGATACGGTAGCACCCGCTTGTATGTTACCCTGTGATGCTCCAGCAGATTGAGACCACTGACCCGACCAGTTAGTCTGCCAGTTATTCCAAACTGTACCTAAACTGTTACCACCTCCTGCAAGGTCTGTCATTGTATCAAATAAATTATTATCGTTTACAATTAAGTCTGGTCTTCTTTCTGTCTCGTACCACTCATCTAAATCTGGTGTCAACGCAACGTCACCTTGATATTGGAATACCAAGAATGGGTTACAGTTTACACTTTTAGTTGCATATGGGTTTTTGATAAACTCGCTTGATGAATATGGTAGTGTAACCAAGTCACCAGTCTTTTGATAACCTAAAGTTGTTCTCTCAGCGTCTGTATCGTTTGCCGCTTTCTCAATCAACTTAACTTGGTCAGTATGGTGTTCTGGTCTTAATTCACCCTCGCTCATATCTACTGAACATTTGTATTCAGCGGATAGAACATCACCAATATTGTGACCCTTGAAACTGTCAACAATAATACCATTCTTAAATCTATCTAGTCCAGTTGCCGCGTCTTGTATCTGTGTGTTAATCGCTTGTTGTTCTAATAGACTTAATTGTGTGTAGTATTCTATGTTCTTAATTCTTTGTTCTAACTTACCAATGTCTCTCATTGTGTAACGTCTGTTATCTACCGTAGTGATTTTTACGTCACTTGTATTGAAAGTGAAAGCAGGTAAGTTTAAGTAGTATAACGCCATAGCGTCATCAAATGGTTCTGGTCTCTGTGGATCAATAGCAGGCGTACCTTTTGCCTGTTTGAATAGACCATCTTTAGTCATAAAGATACCATCTATTCTACTCAAATGGAACTCGAAGTCTAGTGTTGCGTCACTACCAGGTTTAGGTATATCTACAGTTGCAGAACCACCACCTGTGTAATTTTTCGCACCGACACTATCTACTGCTCCAAATCCTATAACGCCACTATCGTTTGCAACCATTGGTCTAAAGTCTAATGCGTCTCTTAATTCTATTCTACCTTTTGTTGGACTATCGAAAGATGGTATAGTGTCATAATCAACAACACCTGAATAACTGTCAACTGAGAAATAATCACCACTACCATGTGTGAAGTGTGAGAATGTAATTAACAATCTACCAGTTGGAGTTTGTGCACCGTCTTTTCTTACAATACGACCTATGTCGTAGTAACTATCTCTTTGTCCATTATCTAAAGTAAATCTATCTGTTATATCTGTATGTGAAGTTGTCGCAGCCGTACTAAAGTCTGGCGCCATGAATACACTTGTTAAGGCAAAGATATCACCCTTACCCATACTGATTGTTTTTTCTTGGCAATTTGCTTCCGTTGATATCGCTTCTGTTGCACCAGTTACTAACGCTTTTGTTTTTTCGTTTGCAATACTTCTTGTTATAGTTGCAATCAATTTAACTTTTGCGGTAGCAAAGTTTGCACCAAGGTCAATCTGTATTTGTCTTCCAGATGGACTACCAGTTAGTGTGAACTTAGCGTCACCCTCATGGTTGTTACCTGATAGTGATACGATATCACCAATAGCACCATCACTAGACCCTGCGGTCATTATTGATAGTGTATAGTCTGCCTCTGCATGTGCATTAAACGTTTCGTTTGCACCAGCACTAAATGTTGCAACACCAGAAGATGATAAAGTCTCAACGAATTGTCTTCTTACTTTGTGACTTGTATCCGTGATACCTGCATTATCAGTTGTCTTTAATGTTTTGATAACTTTTTCTGGTAATGGATAAACAAGTGAAGTTGTATCAATGTTTTGTAATTTTGTTCTTCTTCTTTGTGTGCTTGCTGATGTTACTGTGCCTGTAATACTTTGAGTTATACTTGCCTCAGTATTAGAAACAATCGCACTAATAAATCTACTAAACTGTGTACCTACATCATTCTCAAATACAATGTTGTCACCAATTTTTAATTCAGTATTGAACTTCGTATTTTTACCTGTGATAGAAGTTGAGTTTTGTACTATATCAATAGAACCCGCAAGTGTGATATTACTTTCATCTTGTTCGTTTGCCGCACTGGTACTTAAAACTGTGTCCGCAGTAAATGTTGGCGACCCTGCCATACCCAAAGATTTAACTTGGGCAAATTCAAATGCAATTTGTGTAGGTCTCTCAGGTGAAGCAGAAATAGTTGTACCACTATTTGTAGAAGTACCTCCTGTTACTGTTTCTCCTGCACTAAAAGTTCCTGATGTGTTACTTAATACTACTGTGGTTAAAACACTTTGCTCTAAGATGATATCATCACCATCTGTTTCATCAACAAGGTTGAATCCATCTTCCGTTATAATCTGATCTGGGTCTGTCGCTGTGTTAGCAGATACCGCCTCAACGACACCAGTTGCCCCACTTGTACCACCAGATAGTGTTTCACCAGTTGAGAATGCTACTGAACTTGTCACACCAAGGTGTGTGAACATATCTATATTGAATAGACCTAATTTATAAATTGATGTAGTGTTTGTTAATAATGATCCTGCTGTGCCAGAAACATATTCGAAATAACGAGGTTTCGCTCTACCAATTTGTTGTACATCAACGTTGCTTGTTGTATTGAGAGTACCTCTTGTAACATTACTATCTTTGAATAATGATAATTCTTTAAATGCTTCTGTTTCACCTGCAACTGTGCCAATATCTGGCGAACCATGAATATTAGTTATATTAACAAAGTTACCAATATCTAATCTTGTTGTAGAATTGTTTATAGTATCAACTTCTCTTGCCTTTTCTATTGTAAGAAATTTTTGGGAAGTTGTATCTACTTCAAAACCTTTTACATATGCTTTACCTGGTGATAACCCAATCGCTAATCTTGCTTCTGAAGCAGTAGCAGTTAATCCATCATGTAAAGAATTACTATCTGCCTCAAAGATACCACGATTACTACCTGATAGTTGATGTTCTCTAATATCTATATCAAATGGTTGTATTACATAATCACCACTTTCATCTGCTGTTCTTCTTGCCAGAGTTTCTTCAAGTATATTGTAGTCTGTTCTTTTTACAATACTTTCAATGTTACCACTATTAACTCTTAACAACTCAACAAAGTTTTCATCATCAGTAGCACTTGTAGTTTTCTTTGCAAGTGTTAAAGCAATTTTAAATCTGTGTGCCCCTGGAGCATTTACGTTTGATGAACCAGTTGCGTTATCGTTTATCGTACTATCGTCAGATGGTGTTACAAAACTTTCTGTTATTGTGAAACCAACTCTATATGATGGCGTGTTAGTGTAAGGATCTAATATTAAAGTTTCTTCACTATTGTTAACAAAGAAACCGTTTACGAAATATACACCTGCCTGTACGTTAACTGAACTACCTTGTCCTGTTGCATTTGTAGATGTAGGTAATGATGTACCTGATGTGCCAACTACGGCAGTTGAACTTGTACTATTGAAAGTAAATGTTAAAGTTTCACCTTCAGTAAATCTTTTCGTTGTATTGTTTGTGCCTGATTTTGTATAAACAACATAGATTGTTGCAGCCGCAGTAGAAGTTGCCTCTGAACTATTTACAACCTCTGCCTCAATACCTGAGGTACCACCTGTCACGGTTAAACCAACCATGTTTGCGGCAGTTGATGTTGAATGACTTGCCAGTTTTATATATTCAAATTTAGTGTTAAGTGTAACCTCACCAGGTATCACCATCGCACCATCTTTGAATACATGTTCACCAAATCTCTCAACTTGGTTCTGTAGAATAGTTTGTAATTGAGTTAGTTCTCTTGCCTGTACAGCGAAAGCGGGTCTGAATAATACCCTATGAAAATTCTTACTTTCTGTAAAGTCATCATAGTAAGGAGAGACGTTAAAATTTGTTGCCATCTATATCTCCTAATATTCCACGATTAACTTTACATTCTCCGTTTGGTCTGATGCCCTAGTAATAGGTTTTCTATTTTCGATATAGATTATATCACCAGTATCAGCAGTTAGTTCAGGTGTTGTATCATGTGACGAAGGTGTGCCTGTCGCACTTGAAGTTCCACCTGTAACTGTGTTAGTTCCAGAGAAAGCAGTTAAGTTACCGCTACTATCAACACCTTGGTTTGTAAATTGTGGTTGTATGTATCTTAAAACTTTTGTGGTAGAATTAAAATCAACAACGAACCCTACAGCCCCGGTGGATGCCTGTGTAATCTTTTCGTCTGCTTGAAATGATCCTGGCGTGCCACTAAATGTGATTGACTTTGTTGCGTCTAATGTTGAAGCAGTTGCTGTTGAACCTGTTGTACTATCAGTTGGATTTCTTAATAAAGCAATTCTTCTAAAATCATTTGTAGTATTAAAGTCACCTGATCCATCTGCTTCTGAAAAATCAACATTCATCATTACAAAGAATCCACCTAGTTCTGCCACACAATCTGAAGCGTGACCACCTGGCGGTGAAATTATGAAATCTAAATCAGCACCTGATGTACTACCAATATCACTTGCTAGAATACTTGCATAAGTGTAACCTGAACCTGCCGCAGTTATTGTTACTGCCGTTACAGCATTACCTGAAACAACTACAGTTGCAGTACCACTCGATCCATCACCACGAATTGCAACACTCGTATATGTACCGTTAGTACCACCACTACCCCCAGCAGTTATCTTAACATGCTCAATGGCACCAGCAGTTGTAGAAAAATCTGAACTCTCCGTAGATACATGTATAAAGTCAGTTGACATAAAGTTTGATTGTTCACTTGCTGATAGTGAATACATATATTTCCATTTGTAACTATCACCCGTACTGAATACGGAAGTTGATTTGTTACCCGATGGTTCTACTGTTGACGCACTATCGCCATTATTGTCAATAACCTTGTACACATCAAAGGTACTATTCATTACATAGAACGTACTATCTAATAAAGCGGTTGCACCACTGTTAGCAGATATTGTACTTCCTGCACTATTAATCTCTCCATAATCATGTCTGTAATAATCGTATGTAGTACCTGTCGTCCAGTTACGTCTTGGTATTACCAATGATACGTCTGAACTAGAAACTTTTTTCGCACTCAATAAATCATCATACACATAATAATCTACTGATCCTACACTATCAACTGGTGTTGGTGGTGATGTATCAGTACCGTCATTGAATGCCTGATCATTTGCAAATGCCTGTGGTCTACCTATAGCAAGGTAGTACGTATCCGCACTCTCACCAAAACTTTCCTCAAATTGTCTTGCATTGTGTATTCTAAAATCTTTTGTAACTATTGCTGGCATTTGTTTGTTATCCTTATTTTAACTCTCTCAATCTATTTATACACCAAGTCTAACTAAATGTTGTTTTTATCTGACATGGTATAGCAAAATTCGTCTTTATGTTTGGAGAATTGTTAAACTCCGCAAATTGTGGCGCATTACCATCTAAATCTGAGTTACCAGTTCCAAACAACTTAATATTATTTAGTACGGCATATGTGATACCACTATCCATATCCCGTAATCCTAATTCTTGTTTGATATCACCACCATCCTCTAATAGTAGTCCATCTTTCTCGTCTGCCGCAGTATTCAATATTATCCTATCAGGTGTATGATCGAATGCCGTAGTGGCAAAATTGTTTATTGATTTCAAACTCGCACCAGAGTAGATACCAACCCCCCTCGTTGCCAACTCATCTGTCCTCAATGTTATGTCATTGTCTTGGGCAATTTTTAATTTAATCTCTTGTTTTAGATCCACGGCACGTGTACTTGCGGTGAACGAAGCGTCTGCCTCAATTCCAAGATGTGGATTTGTACGTTTGGTAGATCCATCTGTAGTCGTACCTAATCTTCTACCAATCTTCTCATCAAAGATAACTGTTAAGATTTCTATTACCTCATCTGATTCCGTTAGACCAGAAAGTCTAGTGAACCCAGTCTTCATTCTATTATTAACTCTATTAACAATATTAACTTCACCACCAAAGTAGAACCCTGCAGGGTGTATTGCAGATTTTAAGTAATCTCTCCAGTTGGTAATACTCTCACCAACTTTTATGATGTATGAATAATCTTGGTAATATAAACTATCTTGTATCTTCTTTGTATTCTCAGAAACGAACCCATCAACACCCGAAAATGCACCATCTGTTTCTATTGCTGTGCCTACAGTAGAAGACATTATCGCTCTGTCAGCATTAACTATTTCTGACGTTACACCTGATGTGCCACCAGTCAAAGTTGTTTGTGCTTCAAAAGTTCCACTAACGTTTGTAACTGTTAGTATGTTCGTCAATGCACTAAAGGATTCTACCGTGGCAGTTGACGCCGTAGTATCTTCATTTTGTAACCTACTATCATCAGATCCATTGTGTGTAACGATTATCATATTGGACTCTGTGGATTCTTCGTAGATGGTATGTACTAATCTATTATTACCTTCACTATCTTCCGTGATGATACCATTTAGTTCTTCACCATCAAATACAGGATCAGTTACAAGTTCCTCGAAAGCAATTGCCTCGCCTTCTTCCGTTAGTATATCACCTTCTTCACTATCCAATCTCAATACTGCCTGTCTGTTATTTTCTAACAACACTTTAAAGTCTAATGGTGTGAACGGTTCAAATATTACATTGTCCTCTTTTGTTGCCGTAACAGTTTCACCTGTTAGATATGTGCCTGACAATGTGTCAACTTGCATATGTAACTTAGGACTAATCGTAGGTGTTTCTTCGTATCTAAATCCATGGTCAATAGGATTGACACTCAATGCCTTACCAATACTATCTGATATAGGAAATACAGTTGCACTCGAACCACCCGTAGATGAAATTGTTGCTGTTGGTAACGATAGATAACCCGCACCACTATTTGTTACTTTTATTTTTGTTACATCATTTGTGCCTGAGTTAGTTTGTGCTTCCATTACAAGTTGGTCACCTGTGCCTTGTTCTAATAGTAAGATACCATTATCAATATCATCTTGCTCAACTAAGAAACCACCGTTGACTACAGCAACCTCACCTGCGAACCCAGAACCATCTGTCGGGTTTGTTACAGATAAAGCGTCACCCTCAGCGTAACCACTACCACCACTTTCTACTCTTACACTATCAACGGAACCATAAACAGTTGCGTCAATCTGTCCACTAAAGTTTGAACCACCAACTTGTTGGTCTACCAAAACGGACTCACCAACTGTGTAATATCTACCAGGTTCACTCACCGTCACATCATCAACAATACTTTCTACCCTACATGTAATTAAACTATCTGGATCATTGTTAGGCACACCTGTAAATTCAACTGAGGTCTGTGTCAGTATTTCATCACCACTATCATCTTCATTTAAAATATTATCACCTGCGTCTGTAGATGAACCATCTGTGCCGTCTAATAAAACTTTACTACCATCATTCGTAACAAAACTACCAGAGACAGAACCTTTATTGATGACAAGTGTTGCCACATTTTGTTGAATACCACCTACAAGTATTGTTGCAACTGTAACATCTTCTACAATCGCTGTCGCTATGTTTACGTTTGGGTTACCTACAATATTTGCCTGAGTAATTGTTTGACCTTTTAGTTTAGTCATATCACCATCAGTAGGCGATACTAAAGTTGCTTTTAATATTTCTGTGGTATTAAACTTACCATCTGATACTCGCAACATATCAACTGTTGGATAATATATCTCAGGTGTCTCATTAAACAATGCACGGAAAAATATTTCATTTGCTTTCTTCGTACCCTTACGTTTATACAAAGATAAAATATTTTTTGTGAGTTGTCTCTTATCTAAACCAGACGTAAGTGTATTTGGTATGGTCTGTAAAAATGTATTTCTAAATTGAACAAAGAAATCATCTAACGTATCATTAACATCAGCATATTCTAAAAGTTGCGTTAGTGTTTCATTTGGATTAGCACGGTACTTATTAATAATACCTTGAGCACCAGATGTGCTACCTGTAATAGTTTCACCAGTTATAAATTTTGAGTTAGCGTCTATATAAAGTTTTAAGTTGTCTGTATCTTCAGCAAGTATTACGGAAGTCTCACCAGAAGTTTGTCCTGTGATTGTCTCACCCTTTGTGAACTCACCAACGCTTGTTTGTTCGTTAAGTATGTAATCACCAGAGTTTGATGAACTATCGTCTGTCCCATCTAATGCAAGAAAACCTTCAGTAGCAGTTTCTAGTAATATCTGGTCACTTGCTGTTACACTCGTTAAAGATATCTGGGCAGAATCCATGAACACATAATATTGCTTAATAAATTCCACCAAGAGTGGATTATTTGCCTGTATGTGTTGGGGTAATTGTCTGTTAACTAACGGACTTAATTTCTTGTTAAACTTTGCCATAGATTACGCATAACTTGTTGATGTTGTATAACCTATACCCGAAGTTGTATCAAAGTCATCTGCTGTTACAGTTGTTGTGGTATTTGTTTCGTCTATCTGTAACACTTGGTTACGTACGGGTTTCACATCTACTGAATTAGGTGTGATTGTTAAACGTATAGCAGTTGATGTAGCACCGTCAACATTTGAAACCTCTGTAACAAATAAAGAATTTAAAACGATTGTACCAGTGGTGTAGTCAATAGTACCTTGAGTATTGTTTGTGTATGTTCTAACACCTGCCGCAAGATAATACAATCTTACGTTACCCTCTCCGTCTTCATCTAGGAAGTATTCGTTAGTTGTATCACCGTTTACTTTGAAACCAGATGATACAAGAATACCACCAGCACTTGAATTGTGTCCACTGTGTGGGTTATAAAATGCGTTGTTGAAACCTATTGTGTAAGTTGTTGTAGATGTTGTTGTTGCCGTAAATGATTTATGTAATTTAACAGTGGTGATATTTGATAATATCGCCGTATCAACTTTGTTAACTGTTTCGATAAATTTACTGTGTCTAAACATTTGGTCGAACTGTTGTAAATTATTATCATTGAAATTTGTAATCGTTGATTGAACTAATGACTTAATACTGTCCGCAGTTTTTGTTGTTGCCTTCTGGTCATACTTAACATTAATATTTAATTGTAAGAAAGTAGTTTCGACATCTTCGATTATAGGTGTGATACTCGCAACGTTGAAATCTTTTAGTTGAGTAATGATATCTGTTTTGTTACTAGCAGTTAATGTCGTGCCAGTTTTAGGACTAATAGAAATATAAACTCTACCATATACAGGTGTTGAGTTATCCTCACCGCCCCATACTTGAACTGACTTTGCATTTGGAAAAATTGTTTTTACTCTTGCTTCGTAATCTTTTGTTGTTACGGCACGGTTCTGACTTGCAAATTGTTTTGGTGCATTGAAACGAATACTATCTGCTGTCTCAGGTAAAGAACCACCACCACTGTTACTTGCGGTAGTTACTGTTGCACTTGAACTGCCTGCGATGTTACCGGATAAACTAAATGAGGTTGCCCCATTACTATCAACACCACTTGTCACTATGTAAGATAGTGTCACAATGTTACCTGTCGATAATGCCTTACCTAATACACCGTCACCAAATATAACCTCGTACTGTTCGTCCTCTGCACCCTCTAAAAAATAAACTGTAGAGGTTGAAGATACGTCCGCTAAGTCAGTTGACTTTGTGTAAGTAGCAGTTGTAGAATCCGTAGAACTGTTTTGAACTGAAACTTTTAAAGTGGTTGTGTCCGCATTTTTATTTCTGATTAAAAATCTTTGGTCAGCGTTTGTAGTGTCAACCGTAAATTTATTTTCAACTAAGGTGCCTTCGTAAACTGGTAATTCTGAAAAAGTGTAAACACCTGAAACTGGTGAGATTGTTGTATCATCTTTTACAATATAGTTATAAGATACACTATCAACTGTGGTTGTAAATGTTGTGCCTCTAGTTGCCGTTGCACTCGAACCTGATAAACCAGAAACGACTACGTTTAATTTTGCAAGAGGTGATGTTGCACTTCTAGGTGTGTACCCAACGTGTTTGGCATGAGAGACAATACTGTTTCTTAAATCAGCACTATCTAAAAACATTTCGTTTGCTAGTACGTTGGCATAGACCGCGTTGTAGTGTGTGTTGTATGCCAGAACATCTAGTAGAGTTGAGATTGTCGAACCCTCAAAATCATAGTCAGCGAATTGATCCTGTTGTCTCAGGAATGTTTTCATATTATCTTTGATTGTATCAAAGTCTAGGTCCGTTACGGATAATCTTTTTGCCATCTTATCTACTTCTTTCTAACATTGTTGTTAACTCTATTAACTCACCTGGTACATTCACTACATAAAAACTTATTGTTACTTCGTAGGCATTTCGATCTGGTTGTGACGAAGCGATAACTGATACAAGACGGGCACGTGGTTCAAAGTTTTCTATGACCTCTGCTATCGTTCTTTGTAGAACGTTGGCAGTAATAGGGTTCATAGGTTCAAACAATAGTGCCGTAACGTTTGATCCAATCTCTGGGTGAAACGGTCTCTCATAATGATTTGTAAGAATAAGATTCCTTACAGATTGTTTGACCGCGTCAACGTCTTTCTTTACAATCAAGTCTTTAGTTGCCACATTCCTTTCGAATGATAGTCCTAAATCACTATAGATCCTAGTTGACCTTGAACTTGCGTTGGTCCCGCTTGCGTCTCTATATCCTGATTGAAGTATTGCCATGATAACTATTTATCAAGTTACCCAGCAAAAACGTCTGTACTCCCCGAACTTCTTGCATGAGCGCAGGTATCAGCGTCACCTACTCTATTGACTGGTTTGCCATTTGCATTGACACTACCACTACCGTTTGCGGTTTTAACTCCAGTATGACTTGGTGGGTGTGCCGAGACACTATCACCATCTACGGAGATAGGTTTGCCATTCACATTGACATTACGAGAAGAACTAACAATTCCACCACCAGTATTGCTGTCACCGTTTCTATGAACACCTGGCATTACCCTTGACCACGACTTCGTGTATGTTGTCTTCTCTTATGTTTGTTCTTTGGTTTCGACCTACAACTGTTTCCAATAGATGTTCGTTTCTTTGGACCCTGTCTATAAGTTACTACGTTAATACCTCTTGCCATGTCTATACCTCATGTTCACAATTAGCGCACTCGCAAGATTGACAAGACCCACCACTACTACAGTGGCACCCATGTCCACAATTCTTACATGTACCCATGTTACTTTTCCTTTTTCTTAGTAGCCTTCTTTTTCTTTTTGACTACTTTCTTTTTCTTCTTCTTCTTTACAATCTTTGGTTCATCTTTGTCGCCAAAGTGTTCTGCCAAATTCTTCTTTCTCTTATTTGGCATCCACAAACTATCTGTCATTGTCCACAATTTATCTAAAAATCCCATAAAATCTCCACTTGTTGCAAAAATACAACACTTTTTATTTGTTCAATATTACTAAGTCATTGAAAAATAACACTTTTAATTTAAAGAAAAGTGTATTTTTTATTTGACATTCTATTATTTATAGTATATAGTATACCTATAATAACAAAGAAAGATTACATTATGAATATTACTGAACTTGAAAACAATATGACTAAACCCAACTTATTCCGTTTCTATGCGTCACTAAAGACTTCTAGTGAAAGACTAGAATTTATTGAAATTATGAAAAACTTTTACCCTACTATCTTTGGCATTAATTGGACTAATGTTGAAGAAAACGTAATGAACGAAGCCTAACCCTAAACGAAAGGATTATATTATGAAACAGAAAACAACTCAAAACAACTTATTAAAATATATCAATACTCCATATGATGGACAAGATTATGAGACTGCTGCTAACCTTATTGGTGGTAACCAGTTCGAGGCGGCTGCTAGTTTTATCGAAATGTTAGATAGTCTACCAAGAGATACAATGAAAACTATTATTGCTAAATCTTGTAAAACAATCTTTATCGAAATGTTTGATTGTGACCCATCTTTATACGCGGACGAACTAGGATTTTTTAACGCATAACAACTAACGAAAGGACTATATTATGAAACTTGAATTTAACAACCTACCCGATATACTAGAATTTATCAAAGACCCAGAGAATAAGGATTCTCTGTTCCTATTAGAGTGTGCTATTAGAGACGCCAAGTCTAACTCTAAATCTTCTTTCAAAGTTGGCGACCATGTTATCTTTGGTAGACCAAACGGTCGTAAGAGACCTGGTGTCATCTTAACAATTAATCCTAAGAAGGCTCTGATTAGAGATACTAACTTAGGTGGTAAATGGAGAGTACCCTACTCTCTAGTGGAGGCAGCGTAATGAAAAAAATGTTATACGATTTTATGTTTGATAATCAGATACCTTTCACTTACCCACCGTATAGTGAAATGTCATTGATGAAAAAAATTGATATCAAGTATCTGAAATTTGTTAAAGAGTTTATCAAAAAGAATAAACTACAATTGAGAGTTAGGTATCGTGGATCATCTACGGATAATTATAGACGTAACCCAAGTTATGTCTTAATGAATAATGCTCAAACTTTTGCCTTATATGAAAGGTAATATATTTTGGATTATATTATTTGTAGCGGCACTATTAGTGCCGTTTGTTATTGGTCAATACCTTGACGGTGAACTATTTACTTTAGATTTAAAATTTGAAACTGAAAGATGGAAGTGTAGATTATGTTAGAAAAAATTTTGAAGTGTAAGATGAAGTATGATAAACTTGCCATGAGAGAACCAAGGAATGGTCGACAAGTGTATGACCGTATCGTCTGGGAAAGACTTCGAAAAATCTTAATTCAACGATACGGTCGTTTTGATTAACCTGAGACGTCCTCAGTTGGAACTGGGATCTCTATTTCAGGTTCGCTCTCAAAAGTAATCTTTGGTACTGGTACCTCGTCAATCATCTTCGCAGCCTCTTCACCATATTGGTGACCAAGCCAGAAAGCAAATATAACTACCACTACATAGAAAAATTTTTTCCAGCGATTTTTTGTTATGTCTCTCATTATGGTTTCCTATGCTTTATGTCTCTGCCATAAGTTGACAGCGATCCATGCTATAAGACCCCATTTGATTACTGCCATTACTGGTAGTATGCCTGTGAAGATACAAACTGCTAATAGTATTAGTCCGTAATCTTTCCATGCGCTTAAATCTTTGAGCCATTTATCCATTTTTTTTCTCCTTGTTTAATTGTTTAGAACGTAAATTTAGCACCTACTGAATAATGTTGTAAGTCTGTGCCTGTATCTAAATCATCTTGTTGCATTTCTGCATAGACGGTTAAATCATCTGTCATACCATGGCTAAGACCATAAGTCATATACGTTCCTGTACCTTCTTTATCTCCGTAACCAACTGTGATTGCTTTCCAACCAATCGTTGCTTCCATACCTACAAGATCCGTTGCCGCATCTTTGACGGTATAAGTTGAAGCGATAGTTAAATCACCTACAGTTGTTGAAGCACCTGCGCCCCAATAAGAGATATCGTTCACTACGTCATCAGAATATCCTACTGCAACATCAATGCCTTGAACACTATGAGAAAGAGTACCTTCCCACATATCAATACCATCTTGTCCAGAAGAACCATCAACCATAGCCATTGCACTAAAAGTGCCGTTGTCTAATTTGATTGTGTTTGATGACCTTGCACCATAACTGAATACAGCGTTGCCTCCGTACACTTCAAAGTTTCCAGTTTTAGAAACCCATGAGTGTGCCTGACGACCAGCAGTAATAGAAACACCATTATTCTCCACACCTACATATGCAAGTCTGGAATCTAAAGTGTCTGATCCACTATCGTCAACGTCAACGCCTACTTCCAACTTGGCAATACCTGACATGGAACTTCCTTCATCAAAACTTTCGATAACATCTATACCTAGAATTGATCCGTTGTTCTCTAACTTGTCATGTGCCACGCCTGAAGCGTTCTCGTCATGTGACCATTTATAGTTAAAGGTACCATACGGTGTTATATCTGCCGCACTTGCCTGATAGGCGAATAGCAACATCATAGCGCCCGTAATAGTAATTAATCTTAACATATTTTCTCCTTGATTAATTTTTACTCAACACCCAGAAAGGGTGGATTAATGTATTACCTCGATATTATTTATAACTCTCATCATAAGTAATCTCGTATATAGTATCAACGTCCTCTTGGTTCTCCAGGACGTATGCGGATATGTGTGTATATCCACGACTTTTTGCCCATATAATTCTACGACCACCTGCCTGCCACTTTCGATATTTTCCGTTCATCTCACGTACCATGATTGGATGGAGCATGCCGTTCTCGTCCATGTCCTCGAATAATTCCTTGTAGTTTATACCTTGACTATCCGCATAGACAGTCCAATCACCCGTGACACTATCCCATTTGAACGCCAACTCGTCCATAGGTATCATCTGGTGATACTGTGGGTGTGTAATCTCTTTCGCTCTTAATTCTTTCATTACATTATATTGATTGTCAATGATAATCTTTTCTCGTCACTATCTATAACTGCATGTGGCATACCTTTTGGTATGTGTATGGTCTCTTGTGGTTGTAAGATTATCTCCTCGTCACCGAGAATCCATTTGGCGGTACCATAAATCTGTTTGACGATAACATTATAATCGTGTGCATGTTTATCGAATGATGGTTTACGTCCAGGCTTACTAACATAGAAGTTACCCAAGCACTCCATGCCTGTAACGTTTATCAATTCTCTCTCCAAGAAACGTAAATCTTTTGTTAAATCAAAAACGTTAGAGAGTATGCTCGTAAAACCTCTATCATAATATTCGTGCCACTTTTCAAAGTTTAAGAAGATACCCCTCCTACTCACATCAAAGAAGTTGGAGGTCTGTGCTCCTGTCTCCGTGATTATCTCTACTGATTTTATTTCTGTGTTTTGGTAGACGAAGGGCCAACGTGTCTTAATCTTCATCAGATCAAACAACGATTGCTCGTTCAAATCTATCTCGTATAGGGCGATGTTATTTTTTAGTTCGATATAATCAATGGTCATAATAACTGTTCGTATATTTCTGCCAATACGTCTCCGAGTTTGTGTATTGGAATACTTTTATATATGCACTATCGCTTGGCACACAGTAACAATCAATGTGCGTGTAACCGTTCCGTCTCGCATACCACACTCGTTGATTACCCACAGCGACCTTGTTATTGTTCCAAGTGTTCACTATGATTGGGTGTGTCATGCCGTTGAGTTTTATATCCCTCATCAAACTCTCTAACCTGAAACGTTGTTCTTTTCTCTCTTTGCCACCTAGGAAGACTTTCTTCTGGTCGATTACTTGTCCGAGTTCGTCAAGTGATAACGTCTTGTGGTATTCGGGAAACTCTATGTGATTAGCAGATAAGGTCCTCATGGAAAAGCAGCATTATATGTATGCTCCAGAAACGAGGATTTGTTGCCTATGTTCAAATAAATTTCTCATACTACATCTAGTCTAAGCCAAGTAGACTATCACTCATCACCGTGTTGAGTACGTACCGTGGTCCCTGTGTTGGGTTACTACTCGCATGGAGTATTCTACTGTTAAACTCTATCATTGTATTCGCCTTTGGTGTGAACCTCTTTATGATGTTACCGTTATCGTTAAAGAAGAATGTATCGCCATCGACATCATTCAGGTAGTATAGGAAACTCTTGTACGTCCTACCACCCTCACCCCAAACAACGTCCTGGTGTGGCACGTGATACTCTGGTGCGTTTGGATATGGCATGAGTAAGTTTACCTTCATACGGAATACATCTAACCTGTTCGACATGGTCAGTATCAACTCATGTAGGTGTGGTATGTCCCAGTAGTACCTGTGTATCATTATCGACTGGTCGAAGTCATGTGGTTTGCCATCATTCGCAATGCCAGTTATGCCCTTACGGTAGAAGATGGTCCTACACATCTGCGGTGTCTCTTGCCACTTCTTCTCTTCCCACTGCTTCTCCATCTCTGGGAAGACTGACGTGCCAGGTGCATATGCGACAGAAAAATTATATGAACAGATAAACTTTTGCAACTGTGCAAACTTATTCTCATCAAAAAATTTTTCATGTACCTTTATGTCCATGTCTTTGTGGACGAAGGGGTCTTTTATCTTATCATCATCAATCATAAAAATCTTTCTGGGAGCGCGGCGAAGTAAGTCGCCGCAATCTTACTATTAACTCCCTATGGTACGGTCTATCAGATTTGAACTGATACGATACTGAACTTATTGTCCGTTATCAAAAACTATTGTCTTCGTGTCTACCTCTTCCACCAAGACCGCATTAGTATATAGTTAGACAGAAAAAGAGGTCCCACAACCACAACTCGATTGTGCCGATGGGTTGGTGAACTTGAATGTCGCACCAAAGTCGTCCTTATCATAATCTATCTCCGTGTTCATCAGGTACAACTCGAACATCTTGTGGACCAGTAACACATCATCAATTATCCTATCGTCCTTCGTCTCAACATCATCGAAGGACCACTTGTACTCGAAACCCGCACAACCACCAGCAGCGACCTCAAGTCGCACAAATTCCTTATTGTGTTTCCTACGTAGGTCCCTCAGGTGTTCGTATGCGTTATCTGTTAGTGTTATGTTCATCTTACTATTTATTTGAAGGGGTCACCAAGTGCCCACAGTACCAGTGAATATCTAGTGCCACTCGTTAGTGGTGTTATCTGGTGTGGTATGTAGGATGGGAATACAATGATGGAACCCTGGGTACGCACCTCAGGTGGTTCGAGGTACTGTGGCTTGTTATGTTGTCCCGTATCGAACTTGAGGTTACCACCCTCGTAGTTCGTTGGGTCCGTGAGGTTCAACGTCATGCTGAGTTTCCGTATCTTGCCTATCTTCGCCTCCACGTTGGTCATCTCCTTCGTGTAGGCACTATGGATATCACTACCGCCATCTGAGTGCCAGTGGTAGTAACCACCAGGCTCGTAACAGGTGAACTGTAGGGACTCGTACATGGTAACATCATAGTCCCAACCAGACATCTTGTTGGCGTCAATCACATATGGGCTGACCTGTTCGAACAACCATGGGTCCGTCAACCAGGCGACATTACTCTTCCTCACGCTCTCCTTCTTCTCACCACCATCGACGGTCGCCTCCTCTACCTTCGATCTCCCCAATTCGATAATCCGCTGACATGTGGCGACATCCAACGCCGACTCGTATAACATATATGGATTCTTCACTATCATATGACCAACTCCGATAGAGGGCTACCATGGTGGTCATCATCATCACCCATCGTACCCTTTACGAATACGTTACCAACGATACAGTATCGACTATCATTCGACTTGTTGACACCGGAGCCATGATGTACGAAACCAGGGAAGATGATACAGTAACCATTCGATGCCTTTATGTGGACCTCCGGGGCTGTCAGGTTGGTCAACCTCTCCACATCTGGTAACACCGTGCCGGTCGTCCACGTGGGTCGTTGATCCTTCGATATGATGAGGTCACCACTCTCCTCTGGCACCTCCGTGTAGAGTATGCAACTGAACATGGCGTTGGCGTGTATGTGTACCTTTGAGAAGTGACCGGGGTCGTGTCGAAGACCCCAACTCGTGGTCCACCTCCACCCTATGTGTCTCTTTATGAGCAACACCTCATACATGTACTCGTTGACACATTGTGCCATCAGGTCGCTGTAGTATGGGTTGTCGTTGAGGTACTTGTTCGTCTTAGTTCTCTGTCCGTTGTTGATGGGATTCCAGTCCTCGTAGGAGTGTAGTAGGTCGTTGTTGACCTGCAACTGTTTTGAGTATAGGGGGATCCCGAATAATTGTGTGACGTTCATAATAAAAAATCCTTTTAGTGTATAGTATATATGATACTAGAATTAGGTCGGGCCAGTTCCGCCCTAGCCCCACATGGAGCGAAAGTGTCTATTGCATTTATAGATTAGCGGATGGTGGCCAGTTCCGCCCTAGTTAAGGTTTATAGGGGCACCGTTGATATCATTCTCACCCGAACTATCTATCAACATCTTATCACCACTAGATATCGTAACCTTGTTAGAGGCATCCAACCTAAAGTTATCACAGGTCATATTGATATCATCATTGACAAACATATTCACATTACCATTGACGTTGAAGTTGACAGAACCAGAACGTACCATCACATTAAAGTTAGCGTTAGACCCGATCTCTATATCGTAGTTATTACCAGAGGCGTCAGATTTATTCACCTTGAGTTTGAGACCCTTATCAATCGTCTCAACACTATCACCCTCAATCAAACTATTCTTATCACCCGATACAATCTCAAACATCTTAGATACGATATGAGAAACCAAGGTACCATCATTACTATACTCGATATAAGAACCAGAACTATGAGATAGTAATATACGTTTATGGTCGCTACTATCATCAAACTCAAACAAGTGCCCGGTCTCAGTAGAGTACACATGGTTACTCGGGTAGGATGGTTTATACGTGCCGTTTACCACTAGGGGTTCATCGAAGGAACTGCCATTACTACCACTCACTGCTAGGCTACTGCCAACTGTTGGTATCTCAAAGCCATCGAAGTCGGCCGTGGCTACTGCTGTCTTTCTTATAACATCTCTATTGGTAGGATTAGTTGCGGTAGTGCTCCCTCTAGCATTCTCGTGGACATCTGATACGTTGGCTACTGTTGGATAGGTCCCTCCTGGATCGTTGAAGCCTATGTTAGTGTCGGCAGTGGTGTTAGGTATACCAGGTAGTCCCCCTAACACATATGGTTCCTGTCTGTCCTTATCGAAGAAGTCTACCAGGACCCAAGTGCCCTCCACGAAGAATGATGGGGTAGTGCCAATACCACTCATAGCGCCATCGTGTGTGATGACCGTGGCCCATGGCAGGTCCGCTGTTGGTAGTATCACCTTGTCCTCAGTGTGCAGGCCAAGTACCCTCACCTTGACCCTACCTAACTGTTTTGGATCACCGCGGTCCTCTACAACTCCGTAATAACTTTTCATTCTCGTTCTTCTTTCGGACGATAAGTGCCCTGTTTAACTTCACTAGACTTCATATTCTTTTCTACCTTTGCGTAGTTTACAGATTTACTGGGTAGTTGTAAACTTTGTAAAGGATCATTCCTCATATCCTCTAGGTTAGCACCAGTTCTTCTCATGTATTCTGTCATAAAATCTATGACGTTGTTTTTACGCAAGGCATGGATTCTACCCCATATGTAGTCTTTCATTTACTCTTACCTGTTCTATTGGTTCTGTGGTCTACACGACCTTTTCTCTTCCTCTTGTGTTCTATCTGTCTCTTTAATCTACTTATCTCACCACTGTCTACCTCGTATGGATTCTCAAGCAGTGTGTGTAGTTCGTGTTCTAACATTGTTAAACTCTTAGCCATGTTATAGTCTGTCTATCAATGCACCAGGTGTCTGGAATCTCGTCTTGTTGTTATCTACGATGGACTGGTCGTTACTCTCGTAGGCTGTCTCAACACTATTTCTTATCACCTCGCATGTTGTCACGTAGGCGTTGTTATCTACCCTGTGGTTGACACTCTCCACCAGGTAGTTGCCTGTGAGGAATACATCGAAGGTCTTGTCATCAGATTGTGATACGATTGGTTCGTGGTTTGGGTACGTTATGTGTATGAGGTCCCCAGCGCCTATGTTGGAGTTACCGTGCATCTCCACCTTGACCTTGATACCATATGATGAACTACCCCTTAGTGCGTCCGCGGTACGATCTGAACTATTTGAGTAGTCCTGTGAGTCCGTGTTGGATTGGGTGTGTATGTAGGGATCCTTGCTGGATACGGTTATCGTGCTATCGGGAAAATCGAATAGGTTGTGCGAATCGGACTCGGGGGTGTTCGTGTATAGTGGGAAACCATTTATGCCTACCTTGTTTAGGTACGTGGCGTAACTCGATATCTCCTTGCTGAAACTCTTACCCGTGCGGTCGTATGTGTAGTGCGTGTTGTTGAGCAACCCGTTGGAGTTGTCCCTCAACGTGTCCTGTGTTGTCATTATCTGGTAACTCTTTAGTGTCCTCATCTCTATAGGCGTATCGACCTGTGGTCTCTGGTGCGCTGTGAAGAAGGACTCGACTGGTTCTCTCGTTTCTACTTTGTTCTCATTGAATAGGTTTGATTTGGATATGAAGTTGTAACCCCTGTGGTTCTCAAAGAATGAGTATGTCGTGGTGCCAAAGTCCCTGCTTATGGATCTCTTTGCAGCCATACGTATGAACTCGAATGGGTACCTATTGTTACCCAGTAGGTGTACAAACTTACTGCTCTCCTCCGCATAGAAAAGTTTTTGCGTCTTCAATACGTTGGTCAACACATCAGATATTATGGAGTTCGTGCTACCCCTATACGCCTGTTTCACCCTGGTCTGTGAGTTCCTCATGGCATCCATTGATACGAAGTGTAGCGTGTATACCTGTTCCGTGTTACTCGTTGGTATGATGTTCGATACCTTGTATATGCGACCCCTAAATGTTTTGAAGTCTAAACTCTCAGCGAACTCATTTGTGCGTAACTCGAACTCTATCTCCTCCTGCCCAGTCATGGACATGTTACTACGATGGTTCATGGTGTCCCTGAGGATTATGTTACCAGACATGTATGGTGAGTTGATGGACTCGTAGATGTTCAACTCCAACATGAGGTTACGACAGGACAACCTAGGTAGTGTCTGCCCATATATCACTACGTCCTGTAACTGATAATCACCAGCAAGAAAATCTTTCGTGGTGCTCATTTCTATCTCCTAATTAAATTTCTAAATTCCTCTGTAAATTTAGTCACATATGCACGGTCTAGTAGTTTTATATTTCTCTTGTTATCGTTTTCTGTCTGTTCGTACTCGAAATTTGTTACTGCAACTGCGCCAGTCGTATCACTCGATACCTGTAACTTCTTCGTGGTGTCACCACTCGTTGCGTTAATTTCATAGTGATGGATGCCGTTTACATCAGCATACTTATCACTCACAAAGGAACTTAACGCAACTTGGTCGAGTGGCCAATCATAACGGGAGGTTATGTTGTTGATTGTGACTATGACCCAATGTAACTCTGGGTCGCCATAGTATTTGTCTGCAACGATATCAGGTTGTTCACCGTCCTTTACCGTGTAGAAATCGAAGACCTGTGTGTTGGCTGCGACATTTGAACGCAGGTTGACACGCCTCAGGATATCTGTTATAAGTACCTGTTCCTGTGTGTCCTCAAGGTCATATTGGTATACTGGAAACTTCTCAAAATATCCCATTACTTAATCACCTTCTTCAACCATAGGTATAATGCGTAACAGGCAAACAGATATAATGTCGCCACGCCCACGTCTACCAGGTGTTCTCTCATGTGGTATATGAACTCTATCCCTGCCTGGACATCACCCATGCTACCACCTTCTTCTATATTGACTATCTTTGTCCCCTCAAAATTTTCAATTGTCTGTTCCATTTAGAATCCTTGTTTAATCATCTCTTTTGTCATTATTTCTGTCTCAGTAAATTCTAGCGTCATATTGGTTTCTATTGGTGGTGGACTACCATCTACTGGTCTAAAGTTTTGTTGTTCACCACTTGGTCCATATGATACTTTCACACCATTACATACGCAACTGTGGATCATTGGAAACCAAGTATTCTGTGTGCCCTGGTACATGTAGAATATATCAAACTCTGCAGGCATACGCAGGTGTCTACCAACTTTCTCACCCGCCATACGTTCTGGCGAAGCATGAAACTTAAATAGTCGCACAATATCATCTACAACACGCACCTCTCTCTCACTTCTTGGTGTAAATCTAAAGTTGTATGAGAAAGTTCTAAAATCTATGTTTTGAAATATTGCCTCTAACGCAGGATTTGGTGCCTCGTTAATCATCTTGTTCAGTTGTCCTACTGGATCACCAGATCCTAGGAAACTTGTAAGTTTTAGTGCGCCTTTAGCACCCATCAACTCACCAACACTACTCGCTATGGTGTTTAAGTTCGCAACATTTGCTTGACTTGCTAGGTAATCTGTTACACTTTGGTTCTCGCCAATGACACCAGCAGTCTGCATGAGCACACCTGCCATGCCAGTATCTGAGTTCTTGTAGTTCATCTTGTAACTCGTCTCTATACCTGGTGGCATGTACAAGGCAATCGTGTCTTTTGATTGTACAAATTTACCTGCTTGTCGCAAGTTATAACTCGTACTAAAACCTAATCTCTCATTAGCAGATAGTTTTATGTCTTCTTTGATTGGTTTACCAGATACCTTAGATGACCTAGATATACCCGCTTCTGGATCACCTAAATTTTTATTATAATTTCCTAACTCTGCGCCTACTACCCCTGCCGCTGCGGCAGCAGTACCACTCAGAGCACGTGCGGACATACTCGCCGTTGGACTTATATACTTTGATGTACTTCTCTCAAAGATATGGAATAATATGTAATGACCAAAATCATTGTTACCAAGGTCCTCTGGGTATTGATGAATACCATAATCGAATTTACTCGCCTCTAAATTTAAGTGTGACGTATCTGCAGGTGATTGACTACCTCTACTGAGATTAGGGCCTGTGCTGGCACTCATCTTATTAGACGAACCAAATATATTACCTGCTATTCTTTGTTTTAATCTTTGTAAACTGCTTGACATGTAAGACTATTTATGCTATAATGGGGATATAGTTGACCAGTGTTTTAGATGATCCTCTGTTATTATCTGGAAGTTTTGACCTCTTTTCTTACAATATGCCTCTGCAGCCTTCCACTTGGCATTGTTGATAACAAATTGTTCCGCTGTGTATGCCCATGACTTGGTCTTACGTTTAGGTATACGTGGTGGTTCTGTGTACTTTTTAGGCTTGACTTCCCACACGGTTTCTGTTATAGTACCAGTAGAGTTGCGATACTTTATCCATATGTCAGGAAAATACCTACTAATACGTCCTGTCATAGGGTGTTTATATGGTACAAAAAACTCCTCACTCGCCCATTTCATTACACTAGGGTTAGTATCAAGGTATCTAAAACAAGTTAGTTCCCAAGATGACCTGAATATGATATTAGATGGGTCACCCTTATACTTCGATGGATTCTTGGGTTTAAATTTACCCTGTACTAACATTTTAGTTGACATTCTTTTTATACGTTTCATCTCCTAATATTTAGATAAATAGTTCAGATGGCAACAATATTCGACAAAATAAGAGCAGAGGCGGGAAGTAGAGACTTATCACTTGCGTGGTACCGTAAACAGGTAAACGCATTGGCAAGTCGTATATCTGCTGGTCGTTTAATGCGTGAGGGTAAGTTGAGAAGCACACCAAAAATTAACACATTAAACTTCTTTAGATATGATCCAAAGACAGCGGCACTCTTACCATACTATGATAGGTTTCCATTAGTCATGCCCATAGGGGCCGCAAAAGGTGGTTTCTTAGGCATTAACTTTCACTATCTACCAATACCAATGAGAATGAGATTGTTAGAGACACTCGCAAAAAGAAATTTCAAAGGTGATTATAGAAAGTTGAAAAACATAAAACTCGTAAAACCGTGTGTGAAACACTATCTACGTTCACAGTTTGCTAGTCAGTTTTATGCTTTAGAAGAATTAGATTTCGCACCCGCAATATTCATGCCAGTTCAATCGTTTAAGAAGGCAGGTATGTCAGCGGCACATAGAGATAGTAGAAGGATAGCAAGTTAATGGCAAAGTTAGGTGACCCAACAGATTTCAGTTATCGTGTCAACAAGGTTGTAAAAGTTGTTGATGGTGATACAATAGACGTATTGTTAGATTTAGGATTTGACATTATGTATAACAGTAGAGTAAGACTATTTGGTATTGATACACCAGAGAGTAGAACAAGTGATAAGATAGAAAAAAAATACGGCATGTTGTCTAAGAAATTTCTTAAAGAAGCATTGGCAAACGGCACTAAGATTTCTATAAAAACTTACAAAGGCGATGAGACTGGTAAGTTTGGTAGAATACTTGGTGATGTATTCGTAGATGGTAAATCTGTGAATAGTGCCCTATGTAAAGCAGGTCACGCTGTAGAATATTATGGTCAAAGTAAAGATGATGTTGAGGCAGCACACATGAAAAACAGAAAGAAACATAAGGTATAAAGTGGCAATTTTTCGACAAGGCAAAAGATTAGGACCATTTGATATAAGACTTGGTATACCACGTGGACGTGAGTATGACAACATACCAGGTGATCCTAGAGTAAAACAACGTGCCAATCCTGAAACAACTATAAATCGTTTTAGGGCTGCAATCTCAAAAGGCGAAGGGCTTGCTCGTAACACTAGATTTCTAGTGAACATTGGATTGCCAAAAGGTAAGATATTAGAAGAAATATTAAATACAACAAACACAAAAGCAAGACAAGGTGTTATTGTTGATGAGCAACAATCTGGTGCTGTTGGTGTATTATCTAACGATAGAAATATGTCACCAGACGCTTCGTTGATGTGTACCAATGCAACTATGCCTAGTCGAACATTGAATACAAGTCCATATCGTATATCTGGTGCAACATATAAGTACCCAACGCAAGTTCAATATAGTGACGTTACATTGACGTTCATTGGTGATAAATTTTTACGTCTAAGACGTTTCTTTGAAATGTGGCAAGGTGCGATATATAATAATCAAACTGGATTGTTTAACTTCTACAAAGAGTATATTGGCGATATAGATATATTTCAGTTAGGTTCTTTTGATGACACTAACGATAGAGACGCGGCTACTTATGGTGTAAGATTAAGAGAGGCATTCCCAACAGCGATTGGGGAAGTCAACTACGATAGTGGTTCTCAGAATGGTTTTGTTGCGATTAGCGTTACATTCGCATATAGAGATTGGTTGAATTTCAACCTAGATGTTGATAGTGTCGGCAAAGTAGGCGGACTATCTTCAGGAGAGATTAAACCAGGTGGCGGATTCTTAGATAGTCTACCACCTGAATTAAGACGGGCAGGACGTCAAGTTGTTGGTCAACTTAAACGTTCTATCCCAATTGGTAAAGTATTTGGTGGTAAAGTATTTCCACCATTTACATTTTAAATTATAAAGGAGATTAAATTATGGCTTTGCCGTTATTAAATACACAAACATTTGATTTGATGGTCCCTAGTACGGACGAAAAAATAAAATATAGACCCTTTCTTGTTAAGGAAGAAAAGATACTTCTACAAGCGCAAGAGGGTGAAGACAAGGAGATGATTGACGCTTTAATGACTATCATTAGTAATTGTACATTTGGTAAGATACTACCAGAACAATATCCATCATTTGATATGGAGTACATATTTCTAAAGATACGTTCTAAGGCAGTTGGTGAGAAAGTCTCGTTAAACTTAACATGTCCTGATGACAACGAAACCAAGGTACAAAGTACCATAGACCTATCAAAGGTTGAGGTTGAGGTTGAAGATGGACACTCGAATACAATTGACTTAACTGATACAGTAAGCGTGGTGATGAAGTACCCAACAGTAAAGACATTTTCTGGTAGAGATTTAAAGAAACTGTCACCTGAGGATACTATCTCTATGACTGGTCAATGTATTCACCAGATTGTTGATGGTGTTGAAACATATGAAGCAGATGATTTATCAGATAAAGAGATTGCGGACTTCCTAGAGAACCTAACGCAGGCTCAGTTTGGTAAGATACAAAACTTCTTTGCTACAATGCCTAGATTAAAGCATGTCGTTAATGTGACTAACCCTAAAACTAAAAAGAAAGGTAAAGTCGTATTAGAAGGTATGCAAAGTTTTTTTTAATATGCCTCTCTCATATTAATTTAGAACAATATTATGAATTGAATTTTAAGATGATACAGTTACACCATTGGTCGTTAACTGAGATTGAAAATATGTTACCATATGAAAGAGAAGTTTATCTTGCTTTATTGAATGAACATATAAAGGAAGAGAACAAAAAGTATAGAGAGGCAAAGGCTAAGAGGAGTTAAAATGGCAGACGAAGAAACTAAAACAGTAACGGTTGATCCAGAAGTCGCAAAGAAAGACTTGAATGGTGATGGACACATCTCAAAAGCAGAGATGGAGTTAGATATGGAATTTAAACGTAAAAGACTAGAGGACGAGGACGCTATGAGAGACGCTCAACGTAAGATGACTTGGTTTGCTCTTGCAGGTCTTTTATTATATCCAATCGCAATCGTTATTGCTACTGTAGCAGGTCTGACACAAGCAAGTGAGATACTTGGTGATATGGCACCTACTTACTTTGTCGCTGTTGCTGGTATCGTTGCAGCCTTCTTTGGTTCACAGGCACTAAAAAAGAAATAAACTATGGCAACTTTTTCTGATGTAATATCTAAATTAGAGGAGAATAAAGGCGATAACCGTGAGGTTACTGAGTCCTCAACGAAGGATCTATCTTCTACTATCATTGAGACGGCAAAGACCCAGAATAGGTCTTTTGGTCAATCTTTAGCATTACAGTTTAAGAGAAATAATGACGCTCTAGGCAACATATCAAACACATTCTCAAATAACTTCCAGGAGATGATAAACTCTGCGGAAGACCAGGCTAATATGGCCGCAGATCAACAACAGGCAATGGCTGATCAGGCAGAGAGAAGTGCCCTACTAACCAAAAAAGGTGGGGGTGGAGATGATGGCTCAAAAGAAGCAGATGGTGTAGGTAAAGAGACGAAGAAAGGTCTTGCAGGCATACTCAGTAAATTAGGTATGGGTGCTGGTGGTATCATGTTAGGTGGTGGGGCATTACTCGCCGGGGCAGGATTACTCGCTGGTGGGGCAGGGGTTCTACTAGGTGAGTTGAATGAGTTAGATGGCAAGAAAGTAAGAGAAAATGTAAAAGAGTTATTAGGCATATCTGATGACTTTGGTGGTAAGATAGGGTTCTTTGCTGAGGCAGGTACATTCGTTGTATCAATGACAGCAATTGGAGCGGGTCTGGCTGCATTTAGTATAGGCACAGGAGTTGCGGCAGCGGTAGATTATTTTTCTGCTTCAAGTGATTTCGCTAAAAACATTCGTGCCAATGTCAATGAATTATTAAGTATCAATGATGACCATGGTGGTGATTTATCATTCTTAGCAGCAGGTGGGGCATTTGGTCTAGCCATGACTGGTATTGGGGCAGGTATCGCGGCATTTAGTGTTGGTGAGGCAGTTAGTGCTGGTGTTGATTACTTCTCAAAAGAAAGTGACTTCGCCAAAAATATAAGAGCCAATGTAAAAGAGTTATTGAGTATCAATGATGACCATGGTGGTTCATTAGAGTTCTTAAAAGACGGTGGTGGATTCTTTATTGCTATGACGGCTATAGGTGCGGGTCTTGCCGTATTCGGGGCAGGTTCTGCTGTTGCGGCAGCGTCTGATTCCTTTATTGCCCTTGACGCAAAAAGTATAGTTGATAATGTTACGACACTATTAGGTATCAATGATTTATTCACAGGGTTTGGAGACGCATTAGTAGAAGGTGGTACGTTCTTCGTTGCCATGACGGGTATTGCTGCTGGTCTGGCTGTATTTGGCGCTGGGTCTGCGGTCGCAGCCCTAACAACTGGAGCGGGTGATTTCGTCAACCCAGATTGGGCACAAAGTATAGTTGATAATGTTACTACACTATTAAGTATCGCCAGTTTAGAAAATCTTGGTGACACGGCATTGTTCGTTGCCACTATGGGTGGTATTGGGGCAGGTCTCTTAGCATTTAGTGTTGGTAAGGCTGGGGCAGGTCTGGCAGAGGTTATTACACAATTCTCTGGTGTTGATTTCACACAAACAATAAAAGATAACGTCACAAGTTTATTAGGTATCATGGACGATCCTAACATCAACGTATCTAAGGCGGCAGACTTCACAACCGTCATGGGTGTTATAAGTGCGGGTCTATTGGCATTCTCTGGTGGTAAGTTAGTATCTGCCCTTGCCAATGTAGGTACATCTATACTCAACTTCTTATCAGGCGAAAAGAGTCCTGTACAGGAGATGTTAGACTTGGCTGATAATGCTAAGGATCTAACAACTGCTTCAACGGCACTAGATAGTCTGGCAATATCACTACAATCCATATCTGGATTACAGTTTGATGGTAAAAAGATTAATATGAAAGAGTTTGCTAGTGACTTAGCAGAAAGTGTACCAGTTATAGAGGCAGCCATCATGGGTGGCACAATAAAGAAATTTGGTCTATTCAATGATATAGACTTTGAAGGTCTCGCAAGTCCAGAGATTGATTTTGATGTGGCAACTCAACGTATAAGAGAGTTACGTATGGCACTTGGTGCTGAAGTGGCACAGAAACAAGAAATGGCGGCAGATAGTGCCGCGGCACAAAATATGTCTAATATAAATGCTACCAACACGTCAGTTTCTAATACCAACGTTCAAAGTAAATCAACTTACTCTGTGGCAAGTTCAGTTCATAACCATGAGCGAACCGTTGGCATGATGAACAATATAAACGGTTCGCAATATAGTGAAACTCCTTTTGAAGATTTTTAAGCCGTCTGATACCTAGGCGTCTTCATTAGGTTGGATAAATTTTTAATCTTCTTTTGTTTCGATTGTTTCTTTAAGTTTTTCATTTTAGTTCTCCTTTTGAATTGATTGAGCATTGTGCTCATTTGCCTCGATATCGTCATGCGATTTCTCCTCTGGTTTATATATGGTTATGAGTTCCTCTTTACCCTTAACCTTTATCTTATCTAACTCAACTGATTTAATATCAACCAATTGTTCCATAGTATAAGACGAATATATCGTAGGTGTAACTTTACCATTCTCATCTTTGTAATTTCTTGTGGACGCTTCTAAACGTGCCGCAAGATTTACAGCGTCACCAATAACTGAATAATCTAATCGCATTTCACTACCCATATTACCTACTATACATGTACCAGTATTAACACCTGAACCAATGTTAATATCTGGTAAACCTTTTTCTTTAAACTCTTTCTTAATTCTATCTGTCTCTTCCGCACACTCGATACTTGTCTTAACTGCCATCTCAGCATGGTTCTCACAATCAAGTGGTGCGTTCCAGAATGCCATTATACAATCACCCATGTACTTGTCTATTGTACCACCATTCTTCATAACTATCATACTCATTCTGTTTAGATAGTCATTGATTACATTTACAAGTCCCTCTGGATCATCTTTGTTCTTATAGTATTCTGAAATAGGTGTGAAACCAACAATGTCCATGAATAAGAAACTCATTTCTTTTCTTTCACCACCTAGTTTTAATTTACTTGGGTCTTTTACTAATATCGCCACTTGTCGTGGATCCAAGTATTTCTCAAACTGTTTTCTTATCTGTTGTTTTGCCCTAAACTCTAATATGAAACGTAGGAATGTGGCATGGAATCCAGTAACCCATAGTGTCAATAATATCCATGTAACATCTATCAACACCAACGTCTCAAAGGCGATTGTGAAGTAGTTACCTATACCTAATGAGGCACCAAGTAATGCAAGTCCAATAATCCAGTAAGGTGCAAATCTTGTTAATACTATTATAACACAACCTACCAGGAATGCAAGCGCTAATTCAATAAGACTATCATATCTCTTTATCGTCTCTCCGTCAAGTATTGTTTGTAGTGAGTTGGCACTTATAACATAGTCGTACTGTTCACCTTTTGGCGTGGCAATAACACTCGATAGACCCTCTGCCGTCAATGCGATTATAACTGTGGTACCTGCAGCCTCATCAAAATTATCACTCGCGGCACTAATTGTCTTAAACTCTTTATTCCAACGTAACCATATTCTTGCGTTTGCGTCTGTGTTTATAGTTGCATATGCAGGCACTCTCATCGCCACAACACCTGTTTGATCTGCTTTTACTTGATATGATGGATCGCCAACAGCAACTCTAATTGTCTCTATCGCCATGTTAGGGTAAACTTCTTCACCAATCTTCATTAACAATGGCACTCGTCTCGTAACACCATCTATCTCTGGCGCCGTATTGATAACACCTACACCAGAAGCACATTCTGCCAACTCTGGTAGTGGTCCAACCATACCAGGCCATTCGTATAAGAAGTTGAGTGGGTCACCTATCTTTGCCACACCTCTTGGTACAGGATTAGATGTTCTTTTTTGTACAGTACCAGTCTGTGCAATTACTGTACCATATGTTAGTGTCTCACAGAAATCCATGTCACCATCAAATCTGTCTCTTTCACTAAACAATATTGGCATTACAATTATGCCTGTCTGTGCCTGTCGTAAATCAACAATCATATCTGCCAATACTTGTCTTGGCCAAGGCCACTGTCCGTATTTCTCAATCGCTTCTTCGTCTATTGTTATGATTGTTATGTCCTGAGAAGGTGTGACTTCTTCGTTGCCTAGCACGTAGTCAAATGATTTAAGACGTAAGATTTCTTTGAAACCTGGGTCTTGTAATCCTATATAAGTCAACAATACCAACGTAATAAAGGCAGTTGACCAGTGGGTCAAAAACTTCATATAATACTATTTAGTTTTGATTAACTGTTATGGTGCAAAATGTATGACCACACCATAGTGTGTTCGAATAAGATTTGTTATTACCCGTTTGGTTGAAATACATTGATGAATTATTACTTGTTCTACCATCGACATTTACATCAAGTGAATTACCATCACCTATTTGATTTAACTGTATAATGAATCCATCCATACTCACTATATCAAAATCAATGACATTATTCTCGCCATCTTGTACTATGTCTAAATCACCACCGTCTGTTTGATTGTCTATTGTTAGTGTTAGATCATTTGCCAGTATATCACTTGTCCAACAAGAGAATAGAAGATACACCAGAATACCAATTATTAAATATCTTATCATGCTATTATTTATCTTAGTATTGTGTTACGGAGACAGCACAACCACCAACAGTTTGGCAATTTTGATTTAGTGTATATGATTGGGCACTCGTACTCTGATTTGATCCTTGTTGTAAATTAAAATCTGTACCATAACTTCCACCTAGTGTTATGTTAGCAGTATGTTGCCAGTTTTTCTTCTGGTCTATATCAACGTTGTTATCGTCATTATTGAGTGTGAGTGTTAACTCCTTACCAGAGTTATGTTCTTGTATGATATGGATATCGTTATCGTCTGAATATACATTGATGTCCATATCATGTCCAGATGTGTTGTTACTGGATCGTTGAGATAACATGATATCATTTCTATCACCAGTTACTCGTAAGTCCATACTATGACCACCTATTTCTAAGTTGTCATAACTAAAATTACCATTCCCATCTATTTTATAACCTTGACCCATTTTGATATTATTGTTATTACCTTGATAAACATTTAGTATCATGTGGTCTTGGTTACATGATGTGGCTGAACATTGTTGTTTCGCAATAACAGAATTATCATCATAATCTATCTCTAAATCCATGATAGCGTTATTGTGTATCTGTAGGGCGTCAAAATTATTATTGTCACCATGATTGTCTAGGTACATTGTATTACCATCACCAGTTTGTACTGCGGTCATTGTACTTGATGTTTGATTATCAGAACCGTAATAGTGTTTGTATAGACCTATCTTATTATTATTACCAGTCTGTGTAAAATTAATCGTTTGATTTTTACCATACAATGTGGCAGGTGATGCTGCCGTACTCTTTGTAGATATCCTATTATTCTGACCGTCTTGCGTGATGGTTACCGTAACGTTAGTACCAACTTGACCTATGTAGATTTCATTGGTATAACCAGGGCTTGTCCAGATTAGAATGCTTATTATCAGTATTCTTATCATCTTTTCTATCGTACTTGGTTTTATCCTTAACGACCCTCTTTCTATATTTTGGTGTTCTCAGGTCTTTGGCTATTGGGTTCTGTTTCTTCATTTTTTTTCTTCGTAATCTTTTTCATCTTATCAATATATCTACGATATACTGCCGCCTCTGCCGTCTTACCCATAACTCTGGCACGTTGCTCCATGGCAATCGCAGCCTGTATCTTATGAGCGTGTGTCTTACCACTGCCTTCTATCTTCTTTACACTTGCCTCTGCGGTCTTAACATCTTTGAACCCAAGACCTTTTATCGTGCCTTTTGGATTCTCGTCTGTGTATAAGTCACTATGTTTTTTACTACCTGCAGGCTGACCTTTCTTTCTAGGTATTCTTGGCGCCTCGATAAATTCTTTAAACTTTAATATATCCCACATTATTGTAACTGTTTTATTGTTATTGCGTTATCCTGTCCACCTAGTTCAAAATCATACATTTCAAACTCGTCTTGTATTATATTTAGTATATATCCATACTCTTTGTCAAGTCTTAATTCTATATATGCCCCACCAGCGTCTTCTCGTATCCATACCCATTGTGGATCCTCATCTAATATAATGACACCTGTTACTGGATCTTTACCTAATCGTATTCCGTCTACTGATTTTTGTTTATCAAATTCATTTCTCATTTGTTTGGCAAGTTCTTCATTGATTTGTGCTAGTATGTCTGCCAAAAAATTTTGTTGTAAGAAATCTATGTCTAAACCAGTTACATATAAATCTTCTTCTTCCTCTAAGTAGTCAACCTCTAAATCATCAAATTGTAAAAAGTCTAGGTCTAATGCGTCTGAAACTTCTTTTAATTTATCCTGATAATTTTCTTCCTCTAGTTTTTCTGGTTTTGCAACGATTAACATATTATTAATCATATCTAATTCTAAGTCTAATTTTACAGGTGGTGATGGTGGACTCTCTGGCACGTTTACCTGTGTCGCTTGAAATGCCTGATTGAGTATAACTTGTCCTGCACCACTTTCAACACTAATCTCACCAACTAAACAATTACCCTTTACATCACAACTTGGTAATAATATTATCGTACTACCACCTAGTTCATCTATCGTCATAGAAAAATCTGTGCCCCTAACACCTATTGTTGCCGTGGGTGTTGTAATCGTTATATCTTGTCTGGAAGTTTTAGCAATTTGTCCTGACGCATATCTTATTGTGCCAAGTTTTGCTGATAGATTTAATTTACCTTTTTTTGTGTTAGGGTCATATACAAATTCATCTATAACTAATTTACTGTGTTGGGTTACATCTACCCTGGTATCATCTATGAATAGAATACCAACTTTACCATTACCAGTCTTTACAGTATCAAACTGTTCTACTTCTAATTCTTCTTGGATTGTTATATCTGTTTTATCACGGTCGATAACACCGTTACCTTCTAGTTGGTCAACGTTTCCTATGCTACCCCATAAAGAGGTAGCACAGAATATTATTAATAATATTAAAAGTCCTCTAATCGTCCTGTGATATGTCAATATCATGGTTGTCACCTACTGTTGTCAAATTGATTATGTTATCATACAAACCAGATTGTGTTATATCTACATCAGCGATTGATCCCGTATGGGAATGGACTAAGGTGTGTCCGTTAACATCACCATTACCATTTATATCAATTAAATAATTATTTGTATCACCATTTACGGTCAACGTTAATATGGCACTCGTACCATCTATAGTAGCAGCAACAACGTTACTATCACTACCAGAGGCACCAGTTATACTTACAGTTGCGTTTGCCGCGTCTGCTGTCTCACCAATATCAATATCAATATCGTTACTATTACCTACCCATACAATGGAGGCTGTAGCAGTAGCACATGAGGATCCTGTCCCTGCGCTGTCACAATTGAAATCAATATCGTTTGAGTTACCAGTCGTACTAAACGTACCTGTGAAAGTTGCACCGTTTACATCAAACTTTAAAACGTTACTATTACCAACCTGATCAATGTCGATAGTGGTAGTAGCACCAATCACGCTTGAAGCGGTTGTACTATTACCTACAGTATTGTTTTGTCCGTCTTGGGTAATGTCGAGGTCAAGCGTTGCACCAGATTGTGTCACATAGATATCATTCGCACTTACCGGTAGTGCCAACAACATTACTATTACGATTAATTTAGCGTACATTACTTTACTCCTCTATTTTAAATTGCCATAAACCACATTCAATGCCTTCGTGTATCATATTGAACACGG